TCAAATCATCCCTTCATCGCAAAAGCTATAATATCCGTCATTCGTTATAATTACGTGGTCCATCATCCGAATATTGAATAACGCTGCCGCCTTTTTAAGCTGTTCCGTCAGCCTCTTGTCCTCATTGCTCGGTCGGCTGTTGCCGCTCGGATGATTGTGTACCGCTGCAAACTGCGAAGCTCCCGTATTTATCAACACCTGCATTATCAGCCGTACATCTGCCGAAGTCTGGTCTATACCGCCTACTGAAACCTGTACTTTCTTGATTATTCTGGATGCATTATTAATAGCCACGACCCAAAACTCTTCATTCCGTAAATCACCTATTAACGGCTGCATCAGTTCGTATACATCCTTGCTTGAAAGAATCTGCCTGCGTTCAACCTGTTGAGACTGCTGTCTCTTGTACATCTCCACCGCTGCCACAGCTACTTTCTTGCGTCCAGGCGTCAAAGATGCAAACAGCCTGTCTATATCTATCTCCCCGTTGCTGCGTTCAACGTCTGAAACAATCTGCCTGTTATTGCTAATCTCGTAAATCAGTTCACTGTCACTCATGTAGCGGCAATCATTATCGAATAAAGTATTCATAACAAAAAATATATATTAGTTATAAGAAAGAATTGTTCTACCTAAAAAATAACCTCCCAACACTTCCGCACCTAATTGCTCCAGTGCGCACGCAAATTGTGCGTAGCTGTGTCCTTTCGTTAGTATGTCATCAAAAACCAGTACCCGCTTCCCGTTGAAAAAGTCAGTATTCAGCGTAATAGTTTCCGTGTTCTGTATGCTTTTGCCTTTCTTGGTTTCGTGGATGGTCATACGTTTTCCGCCCACTTTCACGGCTTTGTAGCCATTCATACACCCGCAAAGGTTGGAAACCTCTTCGCAAAAGTCCCGATAGCGTTTTTCCGTCCGTTCTGCCGAACTTGCAGGAACACAGACAAACACAATGGTATCGGCAAACGAACCGAATTTTTCCGCTATCTTACCCGCTACGATAGCCGCTACCTGTTTGCTGCGTTTCCCAGCCTTGAAGTCCCATATCAGTGAGCGGATTTGTTTTTCCCGTTCTGTAGCCTCGTATCTTGCCGGTATGTAGTCAAATAAGGAAATCATCGGTTTATGCCACTGATTTTTCCATGCTTCGGGAATGTTTCTTTTTGCTGCCATAACTGTAAGTTTTAATTTTATTCTGGATTTTTGGAGTCGTCGGGTGGAGCCTTTTTCAGATTCTCCGTTTCCCGGAACGACTTTTTTTTTATTCCGGCGTGTCTGTATGACGTGCGGTATGGTTGCCTTTTGATGCCGCAATAATTGAGGTGCCGAGGATGACATTCTGCAAGGTTCCGACTAAAACCGGAGGCTTGAATACTACCTGCAAGGTGGAGATTTTTTAGCGGACAACGCCTGACCTTGCTTGTCAGACCGGTGCCCTACATTTGCGGACTCAAAAGACTACCTGACCGCATACAGACATGCAGAAATAAAAAGGAGTTCCGGAAGAGAAACGGAGGTACGTCAAGCGGAACGCTTACCGCTCTACGGTCCCTACCTAAGAATTTGAAACAGAAAAGACCGGGGACCTGCACGGGTGCAAACAAACACGGGAAGCGATGCTTCCTACCTCTATAAGCGCGCAAAATCCGTACTGGGGAAATAGATTTGCCTGCCTATTTCTTCAGTACGGATTTTGCGCGCGCCGGGGACTCTGTTAATGAATGTTATAAGAAAGTTACCTTCTTGAAAATGAACACACAACACCCCGTTTTCCATCCGAATGGAAAAAGAAACGGAAGTTTCTTCCTACCGCGCCCTATCAAAAAGCGCAAGGGAAACCGCAAAAAGTAAGGAAATATGACAAAAGTAATAGGTTTTTACATTAAAGAAAACACCCTCCGCCTGTCCTCCGATGCGGCATCCGGTCCTCAATCGTTGCGAGTCCTGTTATAAGTATTGCGATAACTGTTGCGAATGTATGTGCAGTGAATCAGATACGTGCGTCCACGAACCCGTATGCCTGCCTGAGCAGATGCCCGTACTTCGTCCAGACACGTTTATCGACTGCATCCCCGAAGTGTGTTGCCTCTTCAGGAAGGATGGACTGGTTGCGCTCGCTGCGCTTATCCTTGGCAAACCGTCCTTCACGATCTTCAATGACACGCGTGTTGTTCATGGATATAAGCGTGTACTTGCATTTCGAGCCGTTGAAACGCTTCTTCGGGAACCGTTCGTCCTTCTCCGCCAGGATAGAAGCCCACAACAGATATTTATCATGCTGCGGCGGCTCCATACCCGCATGCGTGTGCTGTTCCACCGTCCAGCCGTGTTTCTCCAGGCGCTCAATGGCAAGCTCATTATAGGATTTCTTATTGTTGGCGCGGCGTGCATCCCCGTAGCGGTCACGGTAATAATGCAGGTGCTTGTTGATATGGTTACGGTAATAGTGACAGAACTTATCCATCAGCGCGTTGACCATCGTATCGTCTTCTTCGTCACGCTTGACAAAAAATTCATTGATATTGTTATCCACCGGCTCACGTGTCAGCAGCTTCGTCACGAAATCATAATTGCGCTCCTGTGCCACTTCAAGGAACGAGGCGGCAGAACCCCAGTCAGGCGTCAGTTCCAGCGGCTTCGTGGGGGTACAGTCCAGGTCACGCCGGCTGTCATCGTTATTGGCAAGCTGCTGCCAGTTGTAGTTATGATCTTCGGCAAAGTCACGGATATAGTCGTCATTGGTCGCATTGTAATACACGTGCCGTTCATCCAGTTGGTAATAACAGCTATCAATCTTATCCACCATGAAGTTCAGTATCTCGATCATGAAGGAAAGCTTATCCATCACCTTATACTGGTTCAGGATATAGTTCATACCCACATTGGCGATATTGTCGAAGATAGAGCCGAGGATAAAGAGCGTGCCGTCGCGTGAAACGAACGGTGTGATACTCTGACGGAGACGGACGGTTTCATTCCAGATCTCCTTGAAGAGTCCCGCATCATTCGCAATCCTTGCATCAATGAGCTGCATCTGTAACCGCACAATCTTATTCCAGACATCAAACAGCCGGATGCCGCGTTCTTCTTCGTAATACTTGGCCGGTTCAAGCAACCATTTCTGTTCAGGCGTGTAAGGCATGGAAGAGAGGAAGGTGTTGCCGTGATGTTTCAGAACGGGATTCTTGGACTTGCGACCAAAGATGTGTTCATTACCACGGTTGGTCGGTGCCGCCTCCTGGTCAAACTTCTCCTTATCAAGCGTCAACGCTTCGTCGGTGATGTTGTAATCCGCGTTCGGACCGCGGCTGTTACCGCCCTGCGTAAGTATGTAGAGCATGTGACCATTGGAGAAGCTGATGCCGTACTCAAACGACATGATGTGTTCATAGGGCCTGTACCATCCTTCAATGGGACTGCGGCACACCACATAGTCACCGGTCTTGCTGACCGGATCCCATTGCTTGTAACCGAGCATCTCCAGCATCTTGAAAGCGGATGGTAATGTTTTAGTGAGCGCCTGACCAATGGTAGCCTGTGTGAGCGTGGTAATACCACGAGGCATCAGCCGGATATTGTCATCTATCACGGCACCGGTAATGAATGATTTACCCGTTGCACGTGAATAGATGACATACCCGTTCTTGTACGGCATTACCAGGAATGCCGCCTGTGCCGGATTGACCTGTATGACCTCTTCCCAAACGTTTTCGTCCATTGTCCTGCCGTATCAATAACGTGGGAAAACAATATAGTTCACACCTTCGGAAGAAGTCATACGGGGCATTGGCTGCCCTGTATCATCTAATAGTTTTTTTACTTCATCCGGCTTAAACTTTGCGGATACGGTGCAAACAATCTGTGTCTTGCTGACCGATACCATATCAATATGTTTGTGGTCAACCAGATAAGAGATCAGGCGTTTATTGGTCAGTTTCTTCATGATTAATCTGTTTTGAAAGTATTAATTTAACAGAACCCGAAAAAGTAGTAACCTTTCCGGGACCTGTCAAGCCTCTTACTCTTCAATTATGAGTTCAGAGGCTGCGAACCATTCTGTTTTTACTTCTCCATTTAACGGCTCAGGGGCTGTAACAGCATACGTTGTTGTGCCATGTAAGTACTCGCATTTAGCAGTTATAGTCCCTGAAAAGCCTGATACACTACTGCGAACTTTGTCGCCTAATCCTATTTCTTTCATAATATGTATAAGGGTCTTACAAAGCCCACCCAAGGCTATTTGTTTCTTGTAGCTTCCAATAACGGAAGGTTTGTTTCTGTCGGAATATAAACTACAGTCTTGTCATTCAGATTATTCTGCTGACGTACCCACAAATATTGGATATAAGCGGGGGTAATGCTGCCATTTTCAATCTTGATTGCTTCTGCCGCACCTTTGGCACGTTCCACTTCAGCCTGGGCATTCAGTTTCTCTGCTTCCAGATTCGCTTTCGCCTCTTCAATCTTAATTTTCCGGTTCTGTTCAGCTTCTGCAAATTCAGCCTTGCCTCTTTGTTCAGCGGACCATATCCGATAATGAGGAACGCCAAACATAAGAATAGCCAACACCGTTACCAAAACCATAACTTTAATAAAAAAACTTTTCATACTCATTGCTTTTATATGGGTTTTACAAAGCCCGCCCAAGGCTGTTATATTTATGAGTTCATTATTTCTTCTGCCTGCACATCGTCAATAGGTGTGTACATCGAATCTACCAAAACCTTTTGCTCTTCCTGAGAAAGATTGCGGATGGCATCCAGCGGAATATCCACCTTTTGCCCCATGCTGTTGATCTGAATGTAGAACACGTTCTTCTCCATGCGTCGCGGATCCTCAACCGAAGCCGGACGTTCGCCAATCATCTGATGTAGCACCTTCTTGGCGTTGTTCCAGTTCTTCAGATCACCTCTGAGCTTACAGTCCCGGATAAGCTGTATCTGGTCCTTGATCATCCAAGCAAACCAGAAATCCCAGTCAAACTGGTGCTGTGTCTTGAACAGTTCTTTTGCCAGGGCGATATCCTTACGTACCTGTGTACGTGAAATCCGGTATTTCGCCAGCATGATGTTGATGATATGGCTCTCATTGGGATAATCATCCAGCAAACGGGCTATCTGCAATACCCGGTTGCACTGCACCCGAAGATGCTCCGGCAACGGACTGTTTTCCGGATCAATAATGTGCTGCCGGATGAGTTCATATGACTGTTCCTCCAGTGCAGATTTACTTTTGGATGTTGTCAAGCTGTTACTCATACTCAAGATATTGCTTTTGCGATTTAAAGAACTTGATCAGTTCCTGTTGTGCTGGATTGCTGCCGTTGATGGCGGACTTGATGATAGCCTCCCGTACTTCAACCATCTGTCTGAGATGTCCCCGGTAGAAAGCTGTACGCACCTCAGTGCCCGGAGTACGAAGTTCTGCAAGAAAATCCGTCTCATCCACACCGATATTGATTGCAATCATTCCCGGAGGGATAAGGCGATACGCCATTTTCTCAATCTCCTCACGTTGTTCCTGCGTCAAACTCATCATTCAACATTTTAAAGTCAAAGTCAAAAATATCTCTACCGGTATGGATGATTCCACGCTCCAGCTTCGGGTTGTGCGTAGCATTCTGACTGCCTACAACGGTAATCTTCCAGTCTTCGTTATACAGCAACGCCACTTTTGCATGTAGTGCCAGGCAGCGGTAGCTGTCCGGGAATGTAGTTACCAGATAGTCAAACGGCTTCGGTGAAATGCTGCGTACACGGTTGTCTATTAAGAACCGTACAGATAACAGTTCATTCGTTTCGACCTTACGATGAAGGGCGTTGATACTATCCATCGAGATGGAGTAAGTAGTCAAGAACAGGTGTGCCGGACCGGTCTGTTTCAAAATATATAAAATCAACTGGATCAGGTTAAATGCTCCGGAAGAATAGAAATGCTTATCTCTGCCGGGAACCAGCATTCCCATAGCGTCCGGATGCAGCAGCTTCTCCGAAACCCGATCATGGTCGGAGGCTGCCACATCCGTTTGGCGGAGAGGGAGCGCATTGTCCTTCATTCTCTCCGCCGGCATCTCATTCATATCGCTGCAACATACCAACATTATTGCAGCTCGGCCAGTCTATACTCTATTTTCTCTACCAATGCCTCCTGATCAGCCACCTTCTTCTCGTATCTCACACGTTTGGGGCAGTCCGGAAGCGGGTTTTCCTTGCCGTCTTTAGGTTTGCTCTCTGAAGAATACAGCAACATGTTTTTTGCCTTGGTAATCTTACTCTTGGCATTGGATTTCGCTTTCTTCAGTTCTTCGACGGAAAGGGAACTGATATCAGTCTGTTCATCTTCCTTTTCCGGCTTCTCTTCAGCAACATCCACTTTTTTATAAAGCTCGTCCAGCTGCTCATCAGTCGGCAACTCCTTTTTCTGCTCATATTGCTGTTTGATGGCAGCCAGCAATGTCATGCGGTTGGAGAGGAAGGCTATACGGGTAACAATATCCTTGCGCTGTGCACATACAGCCGCTGTATTGGTCTCACCCTGTTCGGAGAGTAACCGGTGCAGCCGTGAACGTTCATTGTAGCAATCCCGGAAATCATAGATAATTTTGGCAATGACAGGCGGATAAGCGGGCTGTTCATCCGTTTCACGTGCCAGTTCTTTTTCCGCAATGGTAACGATAGCCGCCGCCGTTTCTTCCGGAACTGTCTCAGAACGTCCGTCATTACCCGGTACCGCATCATCCGCCAGGTCCACATCCTCAAAGCGCGGATCATCCGGATGGTACCAGACTTTAATCATCTGCCGGATTTCATATTCCAGCTTCTCGCGGGTATGCGGCTTTTCGCCTAATTTAGCCAGTTTGGATGATACGATTGTCTTGTAACCTGATTTAGCAAGGATAGCCACACCAGTATTGTATTCTCTCTTAGCAGAGTTCAGCCAGGCGATACCTTCTCTGCGGGCTACGATATAAGCATTTGTAATTTCAGCCATGATTCTTGATATTAACGTTATACAAAGGTGTTGCGAATTTTATTGCTGTGATAGGACAAAACAAAATGTCCGCCTTCCGGAAAAACTCCGGAGACGGACATAAACAAGCAACTAACCAAACGAAGAAACAAAAATCAACCTCCAGGTGCGTTCTTTACAGTGAGAATGTCTTCCGCATCACCTTCATACACACATTTACGCGGTGCAGTGAAAGTATAATGAAGTGTGTTCTGATTACGCGCAGTAGAGTTTGCCCCGGTGGTAGAACCATCTCCGGAGGCACGCATAGCACCGCGGCGTTTGTCACCCATCAGGTAGTTCGTGCCGTTGTTGTCGGTCACGATAAAGAACATCTTGCGGCCTTTGGTCGCATTCTCAAAACCGAATATCTTCTTCCGCATCTTGGCCGAAATGATATTCAAGTCCATCAGGAACGATTCACCACCGGTTTCTCCCTGATCCGTAATCTTGAACTCAGCCAGTTCGTCAGTGATATCCATCTTATAGGCCCGGCAACCTTCTTTCATAACAAGATCACCGACCAGTGCACCGGCGGCCTCCAGTGAAAGCGGATCATCCGTCTTTTTCGGGTAGTCCGGCCATGTCGCCACATCTGCATGATAACCGAAGATAACGGACGGTATGATACCGCCCATATTATCCTGGTTCTCGCAGTCCATTGCCTCGTTGATATCATCAAGGGCAATACATAATTTAGGATCTACTTCTGCCATAGTCACAGGATTTATTCAGATTTAACAACGTATGTACCCGTCACTTTCTCTACTGCACCCGCAGCAGGAGTTTTCTTCTGCACGGCAGGAGTGGTATATCCGGCGGCCTCCAGGAACTCGACGGTATATTCCTTACCACCGGGAACCGCTACATACGTACCGGAATCACGCCAAGCCTCTTCACCCTGAATGCGCCATTTGCCACCGTTGGCCTTCGCTTCATCCGGTGCAATTGTGACCTCGATATATCCGAATGGATTGGTCCCTTCAGGATCCACCGGACGGTCATTGACGCAGAACTCCGATTTATGCACCGATACGAACTGGAAGCCAATCACGTACTTGCCCGCAGCATCGAACGTATAAGGATTGCCGGAATTGAACGGCTTGATAGACTTGAAATCGCTCTCTTTGTCAAATCCGTAGCAAATGTTATTTTTAGTACTCAGCATGATAAACTGGCTACCATCGGGAAGATTTGGAACACGTACCAGCTCACAACGGTTGTTGGAACCGAGCAGGTGTTGTGTATCGGAAGTATCTTCTTTTAATCCGATAACGATAGTACCTTCATCTTTGCGCCAGTCATCATACATGTCGCCCAAATCGTCGGAAATGAACATCTTGATGTTCTTCTTGCGCTTGAAGGTACGCGGCATGTGACGCCACATCTCCAGCAACTTTTCGCCAATGTTGGCACGAGTCAGCTCACCGGTGGCATATACGTTGCCTTCAGCACTGGAGATATCTCCGACTGCCTCGCCTTCGGTAACAATGGTACCGATACCGTCGAAAGAGTCCTGAATGTCCGTCTTGTTCTCATCAGCGCTGTATTTCGCTGTGAAAAGAGCAAACAGCAAATCATTGGATGCCAGTTCATGGCCGTGGTTGATCAGCCACAACTCGAAGGGATGTTCTTTGCGGAGCGTACCGGGTACCTCAGCAATGTAGGTGCGGCGGTAACGTTCCGGCTCATCGGACATCTCCATCACGACGGGACGAACGACCAGACGACGCGGAACAATCTTACCCAGATACTTGCCGGCTGTAAACTTGCCGGTGTACTTGCTGGAGATGCTGCCGCCTTCTACCTTGCCCAATTCAAGGGAATCGGTAATACCCGGTACCGGAGTGAAATGTTTCAATACCTCCGAAGCGTCGAGCTTATCGACCGCCTTCAGGATGTCTCTGTGTTTTTTTACCGCGGTCAGAACCGTGGTAATGTCAATAGGTGCTTTAAAATCCATAAATAGAATAGTTTAGATGTTATTCATTCTCATAACTGTTGATCGGATCCGTAGCGATATCGGCAAATTTGCTGTCCTCGTTCGATTCCTGATGACTGGCGGTTGCCGTTCCGGGAATCTTGGCCACGATATTGCGGATAACCTGTACCTTAGTCTTGTTGTCGGCCGCATTCCTGACGCTATCGCTCAGGCTATCGAGGTCGTTGACAACTGCCGTCAGATTGTTTTCGGCCGTCTGTCTGGCTGTATTGGCGGCTGTCAGATCGCTTTCAGCTTTGGTTTTCGCTTCATTGGCTACCTTGATGGCGTTATTGATGGCCTGCAAGTTCTCTACGGTAAGCGATATCTTACCGTCTTTTTCCTCAATGCCTTCACAATTGAGGATCTGATTAATGAAAGTAAATTCTTTACGCATGGAAATAACTGTATTTGAATTAGAAATGTCTTCAGAGGTATTATTGGCAGGAAACAGGCTTTTGATACCGTCAATGATTTGGGAAACAAGGTTTCTGTCATTTCCTTTGGGTTGCGTTTCCGATTCGGAAGCATTGAGTACCGGCAACGGTAAACCATTGGCGGTAAAACAGTCCGTTATCTCATCGGTCACTTGCGGCTTCTTATGGGTACCGGGAATAATCTTGTCTATGAATCCCCAGTCCTTGGCTTCTGCGGCAGGCATCCAGCGTTCTTCTTCCATAAGGGTGATAACGTCCTTCAGACTCTTGCCGCTGCGGTTGATGTACTTCTGTGCGATCATCAGGTCAATAGCCTCGGCACTCTTCTTTTTGTTCTGCAACTCCTTGATGGTGTCTTCGAGCTGATCCGCGTTGAGCTGTCCCCAAATGTCCACGCCCAGGCTGCACTTATGAGCCAGCCACATGCCATCTTCGTGCATCTCAATGGACTTGGCACCGAACGCCAGTATAGTAGCTGCCGAAGCGTTGAAGCTGATAAACTCCACCGTCACGTTGCCATGATCGGCCATCAGGCTTGACATGGCGATAGCTTCAGCCACATCACCGCCCGGACTGGAAACCTTCAGACGTACCGGCTGCCCTTTTGCTTTGTCCAAAAAGTATTTCAGGTAGTTCTTGTTATACCAGAAGCGATCAATCGCTCCAAAAAGTGTGATAACTGTTTCGTTCATATAACTTTTTTGCGCAAAGAAAAATGCAAAAAAAGCGGTGCCCAAGGACACAGGGCACCGCCGGACGGCAGATAAATCTATAATTTAAAGCCTGTTACACATAAACAGCAGAAGTCATGCAGCTACATTTCTTCTATATTTTCAATGAAGATGGTGGGTTCATCCTGGATACAGGTGAATGTAAAAGACGTGCCGTTCCGTTCTGAAACCGAACGCCCGCTTGTTTTGTTCGTGGCAAACAACATTAACGCGTCTTCTTGCCCGCACCAATGGACCTGGCCGTTGCCGTCCACCGCCAATACATACCACAAGCCACGCTCCAGAGTCTCCATCAGCTGATGATTCACTGAGGAAAGTTTCGGAATCACCCCTTCAACCGACACATTCCAGCAATCCCCCGCATCATTTACCTCCTTGTCCTCATTATATATATAAGTGTCATTGGCATACACCGGAATGGAAATAATGTTCTCCCGGTTGCGAAGCTCCAGGTAGTTCAGACCACCGGCATAATCCTTACGGATCCGCAAAAACGAAGTCGGGGAAACGGCAATCACCTGCAACAGTCCTCCGATGTTTTCAAAATCATAATTTATCACTTTCATACGCTAATCTTCCTTGCTGGGAAATTGTCCCAAACTCGGACAACTTCCCCAATATTATACGGTTAATAAAATCAAAAATAGTAGTATTCTCCACTGTCTTCCGATATCCGTGTCGGTTATACTCCCTGCGGATGGTGTCATAAGACCAGGTGTCTTCAGTAAATCCGAACTTCGTCTGGAAATTGCGGATAGCGGCTGATAATGGAAGTCCCATACTCACATGGGTATCAAGATAGAGGAACAATATCTGTTTGATCCGCCGTTCAATCTTGGTACCGAACGCCACCACTTCAGTATTTGACATCGACCAGCCATAGCGGTAGAAGTCATCACGACGTATCTCTACCGCCACATTGGCCGTATAGCGGTAGAGGTTACGGTATTTGTTCTCGTAGCGTCCGGGCTTGGACAGCCGGGAAAGGAAATCGTTCTGCAACTCCTTGTCGGAAGACAGGTTAACGATTTCAGTCCAGGTATCATCAGGCGTATTGAAATTATGCAAAAGGAACTGCTTAACATATGGTTTGCAAGGCAGCCAACAGACAAATCGGTCTTTCTTTATCATTTAAAGTGTTGATTTTTACACAAATATACTAAATACCGAGCATATAACCAAGTCCTTGCACGGATATAGTATAAAATTCGTGCGGCAGTACTTTTGTACATGTACACATTTATACACACCTGTATATCAATAGATTACACCCGCACAAAAATCGTACATTCCCGCACTAATTCTTCCGTTTGCGTACTTTTCGGCCTTTTTCCCGAAAAAGTACAATTCGTGCGCTATTTGTGCGCAATTCGTGCGGATTTTGTGCGCCTGTAATTTGTTGCATATCAAATTGATATAAGAAAACAACAGTACTTCTGCACGAATGCACGATTTTTTTTCTGTTTTTTAAGGTAGTCTCTTTTTAAAAGAAGAATAAAAAAAAGAATAATATACCCCCTCCGGCAGTTCCCACGACTGTCGCTCATGCACGTTTGTCCAAATCGTTATTGTAATGGGTTGGGGGAAAGGGGGAAGGGGCAAAAGAAAGAAAAGATAGCATCCGACTGTACTCACGTACCGCCGGATGCAGGCAAACACTCAATATGTACTTTTAAGAATACTCCGTGTTATGTTTTCCCGGAATGACCGGTAATCATCAAAAGAATACTCCTGTTATGGAAGGTCCTCCGGATAGAATACTCTGCAAATGAACTCGTACTCACGGGGAATTGAACGGACTCCTACAACTACACACAGGCCCCGTGCAGCCATTTCATATAAACGTTGGTTAGTGAGTACGGCCCCACGAAAATTATAATTACTACAGAAAACGAAATAGGCCGTTGCCAGGTCTATACTGAAGATATCATTCGATATGATTTTTGCCGCATCTGAAGGAATGCGGGCAAAGCCAAGCCGTACTACCAGGCGACTCAACAGCTGCTTGCGTTCGACCGGATCCGGTGAAACGACCACCAATATTTTATGCTCTTTTTTTAGCATGATTTCTTGCGTAATTCATTGAAAATATGTATCTTTACATCGTAGTAAATTGGCATAATCTACTCCTTTTCCCGTCTCGGAGTGAAGCGATTTACAGAGGGGCTAAAGCCCGTTGTCCGTCTCACGTACTCCACATCATCCGACAACTCCAACTGTCCTGTATGCACATCGTATGGTTGTTCCGCAATGAGTATTTTCACGATATCCTGAAACAGCTTCAGGTCTTTTTCCTGACAACGATCTGAAATACGGAACTGTTCACCTTCCGGCAAGTCAATACACATCAGATATACTGCATCATAGAACGCCATGAAACGCTCAGGTGCCATCTCATAGAGAGGCATAAGCCGGGCTATAATATCGGAATGTGTATCGTTCATCAGAATGCAAGCTTATTAGTTGATGCTTCAGGAAGATCACTCTGCGGTGCCAGTTCGCCAGCTGCTTTTCCTATGGTAAAGTATTCAATCCCTCCGGATTTGTCATCTATAACCGGCTTTCCGTCTTTATCCAGGAAGAGGGGCAAACCGCTTTTTGCGTCATACTTATGCGGATTGAATACCCAGCCTTTCCATTCGCAATATTTCTTCAGTTTGTCTTTAAATGCCGTAGCACTGATAAACTTGCGTTGCTGCGGATCATAGTTACAGAAATTGTCGTAAATCTCCTTACGGGGAGTACGGCGGTGGTTTTCTTCGCTACTAAAATATTCATCCGCCCAGGATATAAGAGTTTCGCCAATTTCCTGTCTGAGCTTACGTTGCTGCAAGCGTTCGCCCGGTGCCTGTACAACTCCAAATTTCAAGTAAAGCTGTATGCAGTTGGCCAACATGTTCCAAGTCAGGTTCCACTGCGTGAAGTCCCATTCGGAAAAGAATAACACCCCGAAATCATCCATAGGCTTATGCTGGTCGTTATAGAAATCAGAAAAGGCTATCAGCCATTGCCGGTCAGTATAACTGGAACCCGTACCACGGATAGCATGGTTCGTTGGAATATATACTTTAGGAGACTTTGCGAAAGGATAGGTGATACGTGCGCCTCCTTTCTTGTTTACAGTCCAGTCACCGGTAAGGTTAGGAAACAGAAACTCAAAATTGAAATTCTGCATGACATCATCAATAAACACCAGACGGGTCTGTTCATCAATATCATTCCAAATGAAACTGTCATTGAAGATATCCGTCCGTTTTCCGGATATATAGACTGTATCAACTACCTGGCGCATTAATTCGCCAACAAGCGATTTACCGCTACGGCCGTTACTGTCGCCCACTTCCGACTGCTTGCCGTCCATGCCAATAACGGCACGTGTCACGTTCGCGTCCTTGCACTCCATCAGCATATAGCCAATAGCACACATTTTACTGAGCAAGTGGAGGTTGTTTTCATAAAGTTCGTCTTCTTCAATCTCTTCAGTTTTTTTTCTCCAGGTAAAATTACTGGTATTGATCAGGAATTGCAGATAATGACATTTCTTTCCTTCCAGAGAGAGTTCATAATCATATTTGCCGGCTTTTTCTCTGAAGGCAATGAGGGGATGCCCGAGGTATTTGGCATCGGTGTTTTTCCGCTGTTCTTCCCATATCTGGTGAGTAATACTTTCGTAGCCCACTTCTTTGACTTCATGTTGTGTGATATGCCAGCAGCGGTCACGGAAATAGAAGTATTGTTCATCACGGGACGGGGATATAAAATTGGGTTGGATAAAAGCAAGCCTTGACATCTGAAATGGTCCGACATATTGCGAGCCTCCCTTGAGTAACTGATTATTGACGAAGCGGCTGCAATTCTGTTCGGCAAAGGCGAACATGAAATCGCGTGCATCTTCTACGTCAATAGTCCGGACTACTGGCGGATCCAGATGAATGTAGGTCCACAACTTCGTATCGAGCAAACGATATCGCCCGATCCCCCGGTTTTGAAAAAAGGTTTTGGCGGCCACATAGTCGTATTCAAACACCGGTATTCTGTTACCGTTCGTTTCCTTAAAATCTTCATTCCAGAATTTTTCATCTTCATCATAGGGTAGTGCGGATACCACCCTGCCGCTTTCGTCAAACTTATAGGCATACCGGCCAAAGATAAACTCCGGAAGTTCCTGTAAAACTTCGCGGTGTTGCTCGGCAAATTTTTCGTGGCTATGCAGATTCCATAACTCACGTATTTTCTGATCGTTCCATGCCGTAATTTTAAATATTTCTACATACTTGCCGATTCCGGATTTCTCATTGCAGGCAAATTCCAGATCCTTGGCAAGTTCTTCTTCATGGCCGCTCAGTTTGTTTGCCAACAGATCATCCAATCCCTTGTCACCTTCATCGTTTTTATTGATGTGGCCAATGAATATTTCCACCATGATGCCGCGGTTCTTCAGCATCCGCATATATTCTTTGAAATTTCGGGCAGCGGCGAAGAAACACCGCGGACGTGTATCAACAGGAGTATTAAACTTTATATTGTTGGACAGATCATTCCAGTCCGAATCAAAGATGAAGGCCACTTCCTTGACCCCGCAAACGGTGATAATCTTGACGAGATCTTCCGGCAATGCCCCTTTCTGCCCCAGGTTCTGAATACCGCTAACCGCTATTGAGGGAATACCGTGTTTGCAAGCCTTCTCCGCTTTTTTTTCCCCTTCCTGGATGTAGAGTCTCGGAAATTGCTCTTTCTTTTTGTACATCTGCCTCATGCGTTCCGGAATGTATATGGGCGTACCGCTGCCGGCAGGAGATTTGTATTTGAACGGTTTCCCTTCCTTGTCCCGATGTTCGTCCGGGAACTGCCAGCGGACCCGATAATACACCTTGGGTTCCTGCTTGCCACGTCCCGGTAATTTGCGCATATAGGTAACCGGCATACCGTCCAGATCATAGTATTCTATAATGACATCATCCCCATCAACGATATTACCATATTCATCAATGGTTCCCGGACGGAAAGTTTTTGCCTCAAAAATACTCTGTGTATCTCCTTTTTTAAAGATATGTGCCGTCACATCTTGATAGGTCAGTCCGCTACCGGCAAGCATACGGGCGCAGAATGTATCAATGCTTTCTCCTTTGGCCTCCTTGCTTTGTTTCTTCATTTTAGCAGGCTTGGCTGGCTTTTTCTCCGGTTTTGGATCAAGCAGTACATTGAACTTGCGTGCCAGGTGGTCGAGGGCTTCCAGAAATTGCATATCTTCCGCCCTCTGCAAATAGTCCAGCGGTTCCTTACCCTTTATATCCGGGCAACTGAAGCATTTGAAAATCTGTTTGGCCGGAGAAATATGTAGCTTCTCCTGTCCGTGGCATTTGGGACATTCGCACTTATATTCAGCGCCCCGTTTCCGTAGTTCGTGAAAGTCACCGATAATATCAAGGAGCTTCCCTTTGGAAGCTTCCTTGATCCGTTTTATATCATCTTTAGTAAAGTACATAAGAGTTTTATATGTTGCCGCTACGAATTACACTGTTTTTAGGATTAAGTGATAGGACTTAAATTTTGCCAAGAAACAGCATATACGTATCGAGTTCATTTTTCAGCCGGGCATTCTCATTTCTGAGTTGCTCAATGGTATTGTTCCGGCAGGAAACAGCCTGGTGTAGCCGGCTGATTTCTTGCGAATAATCAATTTGTTTCTCACTCCTTTCTATCTTCTTCAGTAGCTGCTGTTTCACCTTGCCGATTTCCTGTTCCAGGTAAGCATTCCGCTTCAGCACACTTTTGATTTGCCTCTCCAGATACAGGGTGCGCTGTTGCTCTCTGTGATAATCTTTGAGCAGGTATTTGAATAAGATCTCGATAGGGATATCGAGTGCAAGATTGTCTTCTGCCATAATTGCCCTATATATAAAAGTTAATCACCTATTAGCTGCTTAATCGTATAATTTTGTTTCCCTTTGAATTTAGAGAAATAATTCAGGAACACCCGAAGTTAAATCCCAAAGCCGGTATTCCTCAAACATTCATAAATCTTCTTCAATAAAAGTGTTGGTCGTATTTATAACTCCTGCTGAATCAATAGTTTGACCATCACGAATAAATATTTTATCATACATCAAGGCTTTATAGTTAGACTCCGTCATGTAGAATACACATACACGCCCATCGGCATACAATTTGCATTTCATAAATCCAGTACCTTCCACTGAACCTATTACATCTATTTGCATTGTTCTTTTTCCCATTTGTTATACGTTAAATGTAAGTCACTTTTTTATCCGTAGTGGCAATTTTGAGCACCTTGTATTCAGTCAATGGGGACGCTTTTTTTTGTAGTTTAGCACATCGTTTATCAGCATCCCTCTTTGTTGTAGGTTGGCACATTGTTTCCACGTGCCAACCTCGAAAATAACGTGCTATAACATACTGCTTTTTCATATATGATTTATTATACTTTTGAAAAAGAAAACAACTCAGTTCCATTTGAAATTTGTGTGCTAAAAGCTATCTTTTTTGCATTGCAATATTTAGCCAACTTGTATTTGAAAACTGTATATGAGACATATTTACGTCTCGCATTATCCTCTTTATAGAATAGTTCATATAGCTTTCTTCTGGAGATGGTCTGATTTAGATATGAAGGATTTGAAAAATAGTTGTCTGCCCAAGAAGTAAAATCCATCCCTATTTCGACTTCTATTTTACTTTCCCATAGAATTTCCTGGGTTAACACAGGTCCATAATTCAAATAAAGTTGTACGCAGTCAGCGATCAACATATAAGCATACTTCCAGTCTTCGATATCCCAGTCTGTGAAGAAACATTTTCCGAAATCATCAATGGGGCTATGGCTGGCATTGTAATAATCAGAAAAGGGAAGTTCCCATTTCCTATAATCGACACTAACTCCTTTGCCAGCTATCTCCGAGAAAGTTGTGATAACTATTTTGGGAGAATATGAATAAGGGATCATATCTACTTGTTTTCCTTTTCTATTGATCACCCAGTCTCCATTAATACATGGAAATAACCAATCAAATTCAAAGTTTTCCGGTAGATCATCAAGCACAACGAGTTTGGTCTGTGAGGATAGGTCATTCCAAATAAAAGCATTATTTATATCGATGAATCTACCAGTTATGTGTTCTGCTTGAATGAACTTGGCTATGAAATTCACAAATAAGGTTTTCCCACTCCGTCCGGGTTCTTTGTTCATGTAATCGGTTGCAATGACTGCACGCGAAACATCCGGTCTCTTTTTCTGAAAAATCAAGTACCCAATAGCACAAAGTTTGCTCAATAGGATAGAGGCTTCTTGCCGTTTGTCTTCTTCAGTGATTTCTTCCGGTATTTTGCGCCAAGTGAAGTTACTGGTATTAATCAAGAACTGGAGGAACTGGCATTTTTTACCTTCTTGAGTTAGTTCATAATGACAGACATTATCTGTTTTGTGAAATTGAATTAATGATGTAGTCATGATATTTTCAATAATTTTATTAGGAATTTATTAACTCATATCCCTTGTTAGTTGGACGATAAACAACATCTCCGAATGGTCCAGCCGATTTTGTCAATAAACCGTTTTCTACCATTTTGTCTAATTCATCGGATGGTTTGCTATAACCACCCCATCCTTTTTTGCAGATATGTTCTAAATGAATAAACTGCATCTTGCTTAATTTTATATCCATTTGATTCATTGTTAATTAGTTATTAGTTATTCTTTGAAATCCAATTATCAGTATCACAGTAAAAGCAATATCCGCTTTTAGGATGTTCCGCACCGTCTTTAGCTCCACAAGTTCCACAATAATACTCCTTGTCATATTCCGGGGAAAGACCTTTATTTCGTTCTTTAATGACGGCTTTTCTTTCTTCAAGCATCATCATTTTATCGGGATTACGGCTCAAATAAAATTTTCTGACTTTATGTATTTGCTTTTCAAACAGTTCGTCAGATTCAGCTATTTGCTTTGCTGTATATTTGCTCATATTTCTTTAGTTATTAACTTATCACCCATGTATTAAAGAAATAATTAAGCTACTTCTTTCAAGCGCACCAACTCCTCCGTTTTTACTTTCCGTCCTCGACTACGACAATAGGAACCATCTGAAATAAAATCATTAAAGATTATCAAAACAACCAAAGCCACTGCACCAATGGCACGCTTTAAAGGTGATAGCTCAAAGCTAATGTTGAAGTGCGTGCAAAACCACCATGCAGACAGCTCATTTATCTTACCGATATGAAGTTTTTGATATATCTTACGAAGAATATTATCCACGGTATAGCGAGAAATACCAAGATCATCAGCAACTTCTTTTTGGGAAGCCCCCCAAGCTATACGTTCCGCGATTTGTATTTCTCTATTCGACAATGCAGCCATATCATCGTATATTTTGATCTTCAGGAACAATCTCCCAAATATCAACCACTCCATATCTCTGGAGAATGTCAGTGATTACTTCATACTTCGACATAGTGATATCCACAATACCACTATTAAGTAAGTGCGAAAAGTAAGTGTAACGTGTAATGCCTAATGCATGCATCAAGTTCTTGCGAACTTCATCTTTCTGGGCTATAGTCACTTGACGATAGCCTTTTTTAAAGTAATAGCGTTTTTTCGCTATTGCAGGGGTTTCGATTTCTTTGTACATTTGTTTCGTGTGATTTAAAATACAATGCAAATATGAACAATATATAGTTTAAAAACAAATGAAATGTGAATTATATATAGTTCGATTAACTTTTATTATGGGTACAAAACAAAAATCATCGGCTGTTCGAGATAGATTAATTGCTCTTTGCGAGGCATTAGAGCTATCACGACGTGAGTTTTCCATCAGCATAGGCCGTACATCAACCTATGTGACAAGTCTAAACAATGATATAACTTCAGGCGTATTGAATGATATATTAATCATATATCCTCAAGTCAATATTATGTGGCTTATCACTGGAAAAGGAGAAAAGTTCATAACTCCTGAACCTACAGACGCCCTTTTTCAGCATTTAAAAGAAGAAAATAAAGAATTAAAAATAAGAAATGAAGAATTAAATCGCGAAATAGGTAAACTTCAAGAACAGATCAAAGAAATTAAAAAACATGTCCCCGAGAAAGACAATGTAATATGTGCCATTGCAAGCGGATCAGATTTGGGAAAATAG